GAAGTCTTGGGCATTGATACCCATCAGGCGGTTAAGGTGCTCCATGTCAGATTCCAACGTTTCGGGATTGGGGTCGGCAAGAATGGCTTCCATTTCAGCCATGAGAGCGCGGTAATCGGCCTGGATTTCGTATAAAGTGGTCATGGGTGTATACTCCTGAAAATTAATTTTTGTTCTGCCAACTCCACAGGCTTTGGTTTTGTGGCCCAAAACAACCTCTTCCATCCAATCAACTTGCTGCGGCTGGGCTTGATTTATCTCGGTATTTTGGTATACAGTTGTATTCATGCTGGAATACACCCGCTTACGCGATTTCGAGGAACGCAAACCAATCAATGACTGGTTTTGCGGGTGCTTGGGGCTGTGGCTTTGCGGGCCAAGTTTTGGCCATGCCGCGCTCGATGCGGGCAAAGTACTCTTCGCGGGTGATGCCTTGCTCCAGGCATTTGACGTCTACGACATCGATGGAGCCGTTGCGAAGGCTGAACATGTGTTTACAGCACATGTCATGCAGGCGGTTATCTGCGTAGCTGCCACCTCTTTGGCGATCAGGGCAGGAGCAGGTATAGGCGCGGCTGCGGTAATGTGCGCAGCGCTCGACCGTGGTGGCCGGGGGAGTTTTGATTTTCATCATTTGGTTTGGTCCGTCTTTCTGGCTGGTGAGGCCGGGTGGTTATTGCTTTATATTAGTTATTCTAATACGCCAAAAACAAAAAGTCAATAATTATATTGGTATATTGCAAAATAAATATTAGTTGTGGTAATGTTAGGTTATGAGTCACACAGCAGTTTTTGAAATACCTGATAAAATTAGATTGAATGTAATTAAGCCAAAGAGCGGAATTAAAGTGCGTTTCATCGCTTATTCATCTGACACCTTGCGAAAATTGCGCAAGGAATTTCAGGTATCCCAAAAAGAGCTTGCTCAAGTGCTCGGATTAACCCAAGGCCGAATCTCTCACTTTGAGTCAGAAGGCCATGACGAAAAACCGAGCATTGATCAGCTTGCAGATATAGGAAAATTGTTTTCGGAAAAGGCCGGGTACAAGATTATTCTTTATCCCGATCATTCATACGGAAAAGGCCCCCAAGAGTTCTGGGGGGCCTAAAGCAATAACCTACGGCGACCAAGCCAAGGTTCTTCTATCCTATCATGTGTGACCTGCTACCGGGGAGCCGGAGAGCGGTGCACCTTTAAAACTGAATAACCCGCTGTGAATGGGGCATAGTAGCAGCGGGAAGCCGAAAGGCTTTGTGGTAAGATCACTTCAATCACCGGAGGTCTTGCCGATGTCTATTTTTAACAAGAAAAAACCCAAACAAGTAGACCCGATAAACATTCATGATGTTGCGTTTTTTAACACAAAACCAAATCACCCAGACCACCTTTTAGCAAGGCTTGTTGGAACTTGTCCTCATTGCCACAAAACGGTTCGCTTTGAGGATGTGAGGCTGGGAGATGTTTATCAGAACTATAATGTGGGAGCAAAGCCGGGGTTTGAAATATCCCACAGCCTCAGGCGTTGCCCTGAATGCCTTTGTTGTGTATATGTAATTTCTCGGAACGAATGGGAAAGCGGCTCGATGCAAGAGGAAGATCGAAAGGTCTTAAAAATTTACCCAGAGCCAAAGCCTGTAGTTGATAAGGAGGGAATGCCGGAAATGTTGGCAAGTTTATTTCAAGAATGTATGTCCTGTTATCAGTCTGGTTATTATCGCGCATCAGGCATCATGCTTCGCCGATGCCTTGAAGAAATCTGTGACGAAAAGGGCATAAGAGGCGGGGTACTTCACGACCGGCTTAAGGCGCTCAAAGATAAAATCGATGTTCCCCAAAAGCTTTTTAATATTCTGTTTGACCTTAAAGCCTTGGGCAATGATGCCGCTCATGTTGAGTTGAGAAGCTTTGATAAAATTGATGACGAAGAAATCGGGCTGGCTATCGAGATATTTAAAAAAGTCATTGATGACTTATATCAGCAAGAGATCTTACTTGAGAATTTCAAGCGGCTCAAAAAAAGACAAGAACCGTAATAAAAAGTTGGCAAACACAGCCCCTTCGGGGGCTTTTTTATTGGGAGAAATCAAATTATGTGAGGTCTGTTTTTATGCTTGAAATTTTCATCCCTCCGCTGATCGGGATTTTTTTTGCTGGCCTCATTATTGCGGTGCGAGTCTGGATTGATCGAGAGTTTTGGGCGGAGCATTTATTCAAAAAAGACGGAAAAGACCAAATATTGCCTGACATCGAAAAAGACCCGCTTGCGATAGAGATAAATAAGGCACACAGGAGGCACCTAGCGAGTTTGTTGGCTTCTTTTGATAATGACATCCAAGCGAAAATTGACTTGATTGAAATGGTTCTAGGCCTTCCCATTTCATACCCAACCGATGACCGAGATCAACGGTATATTTCCGCCCCTTTGATTGATAGGGGCGAGTTAAGGCAGAACATAAAAAAGAATGGGCCAATATTCTGATTCAGCCAGTAACCCCACCAGCCAGGGCCCTTCTCCTTCGGGCTCTGCCTGCTGCGGTGACGCGGTGCATTCTATACTCCTTCCCCGGTGAAAGCCGGGATTTTTTCGTCCCCGTAGCTCAATGGTAGAGCAGCCAATATAACGTGCATGGGTTGCTGGTTCGAGTCCAGCCGGGGGCACTGCTCAGAAATGGGCAAATAAATCACCCAGCATGAAAGGCGGGGTGGCTTATTGCATTAAGAAAGAAAGTACTGCCAGGGCTTCGGCCCTGGTTTTTTTCTGTTTTCCACAGTGAGAGCCTGGAATACCAAACAAAAGGCATTCAAAGTTATGCGGGCTCTCACTGCGGCAAATAGCCGTAATAAAACAAGGAGAGTTTCTCCCTGTTTTGTTTTGTATTAAGAGTGTATGCGCCGGGTGCCCGTGGCCCGGCTTTTTTTTATCACAAATCAAAAGGGGTTTTGTTATGTCAGTTTTGTTAAGCCAATTTTCAAAGCAGCTCGAGAACACGTTTCGGCTGAATGAAAACCTGGAATTGCTTTCAGGTTTGCCAGATAGTTATCGAGAAGCTATTTTCTCCACCGTCAAATACGGATCAGCCCTCAAAGGCGACGATTTGAAAGCCTTTCTGAATGATGTCAAAGGCGGCCTGGATCCCGAGCGCTACATCAATAACGATTTCACTGTTGAAAATGAAGCAATCGAGCTGGTGAGTCGCCTTACTCGCGAAACTACCCGAGCCAAACAGCTCAGCTTCTTTGCTGATGCCTACCTCGAAAAGCTCAAAGATCGGGCAGCCAGGGCTCAATTGCGTGCCGAAGTGGTGCGCGAAGAGCGTGCCCGCAGAGAAAGAGAAGAGGCTGAAAATGCCGGTGCAATTCCGTTCCCCCAAGCCAATTAAGTTGGGCACTCTCAACGAGCATGATGAACAGGTTTTATTCCTGGCCATGTTCGAGGAGCGCTGGCCAGACGTCCGAATTCTGGCCATCCCAAACGGCGGGGCTCGGCCCGGCAAAACGGCGGTCAACTTAAAAACCGAGGGCGTCAGGCCTGGCGTCCCTGATCTGTTTGTCCCTGCGCGCAATCTCTGGATTGAAATGAAGCGGGCGACGGGCGGCAAGCTCAGTCCAGAACAAAAAGACTGGATTGAGTACCTGAATGCCATCGGGCACCGGGCCATTGTGGGCCATGGCGCAGAGGACGCAATCAGGAAAATTCAAGCATTTATGCTTTAAAACTTCTCCCAAAATAAGCCCTCTTTCTCATCATTTATGATCAAAGAAGGAGGCAAATTGCTCCGCTTCTGAACTGGTCATAGAAGCCCCACTGTGGCCAGCTCAGAGGCGGAGAGCAAAAAAAAGAGGCATCAGCACCGAAGTGGTAACGCCCCGTAAATAGTCAAAATCAGCATACCACGCTGATGCCTCGTGATTGAGGGCCAGGGTAGCTCCCTGGTCCGGCCTTCGGGCTTCTGTCGAATAAACAATCAACGAGGTGTTTTATGAATTTCAAAGAATATCGAATCAGCAGAAAAATGACCCAAGCCCAAGCGGGGGCCTTACTCGGCATGTCCGCCAGCTTTTGGGGATCGCTTGAATCTGGTCAAGAAAGCGTAGAAAGAGAGTATGCTTTTGCTCGCGTTTTGCGCTACCTCGATCACCCTTCTATCAATCTGCCTTTGACACGTGAGCGCCTGGCTTCTGTTGGTGGTTACGGCTTGTTTTATCGCGATGCTTCTCGCGCTATCGGTGCCGGTGACAATACCTGGTCGAACATTTTTAACGGCCACACCGAAAGCAAAAAGCGCTGGCAGCTGCTTTGCAATGCCCTGCTGATTGAATTATCTGAATTGTCTGAAAAAGAAGAGGAGTTGAAAAAACAGGCAGAGCTTGACCTGACCCCCGCTGGCGATATCGAAATCATTCAGCCGGCCATTTTGACACCTGGGCCCGAAGCGCCCATGGTAGAGCCTGAAATTACAGACCAAGGCCTGATTCCATTTATCTTTAACCAAAGCCCAGTTCGTTGCCAGATGATAAACGGGGATCCATGGTTTATGCTTGCTGACGTTTGCCGGGCCACTGGATATCAATCCATTCAGCATGCGATTACCCTTATACGAGAGCGTGACATCCAAAAACTGGAGGTCACCGATTCCCTGGGGCGCAATCAATTGGCAAACTTTGTCTCAGAGCGCGGCTTGTCTCAGTTCTTTTTGAGAGCCCGTGTGCCTGCTGTCGAAGTTTTTCAGGACTGGGTTTTTGATGAAGTTTTGCCCGCAATCAAAAAAACAGGCCAATACCAGGCTCCCACAATCCAACCCACTTCCGACCCGCTTTCTCATGTCGCTCTGATTGGCCAAGCCCTTCAAACGCTGGCTCAGCAGATGCAGGCCCAGGCCGCCACAATCGAATCCCAAGCCCAGCAGATTGAGCAGATTAAACAGCAAGGCCCCATCGATACCGACAAAGCCGCGCTGCAGACCCTGCAAAAACTCCAGAGCCTCGAAGCCCGCCGCAATGAGTTGCATAATCTCGTTGCCCAGGTTGTGAGTGCTGCCGATCGGTCAAAGCACATTATTGCATCCAGTTACTGCAATTATCAGGCTGTCTGGCGTGCCGTATTCAACGCCTCGAATCCGCCTGTGAACAAATTGGCCGGGTATACCTCACTGGCCCAGATCAATACCGGCATCGAGGCGGCCAAACAGCTTTTGGAAACATTGCTGGGTAAAGCGCCTGCAGAGCAGTTGAAAATTGAAATCGAGGGAGATGCAGCATAATGAAAGTCCTCTTCTTCGACACGGAAACCAGCGGGCTGCCCGCCAATTATCAGGCCCCGCCCCACGACTCCGAAAACTGGCCGCGCATCGCTCAACTCGCCTGGTCACTCCAAGAGTCTGGCCAAGCGGTCAAGCCCTACACTGGCAATTTTATTATCAGGCCCCAAGGCTGGGAGATCCCGCCCGAAGCCGCGGCCATTCACGGCATCACTCAGGAGCGCGCATTAAACGAGGGCTGGCCCATTGCCTCAGTGCTGGCCACGTTCTCAAATGCGCTCAATGCCGCTGATCTGATTGTCGCCCATAACCTTGACTTCGATCGGCACGTAGTTGCTGCTGAGATGTTCCGCACTCAGCAGGGCATGGCGCTCTGGCATTTCTGGCACAAAGACGGCTTTTGCACGATGAAGCAGGGCGTCAATGTTTGTCAATTGCCAGGCCGCAAAGGTTTTAAGTGGCCCAAGCTGGCTGAGCTGCACCAGCATCTGTTTGGAGAAGGCTTCGACGGGGCCCACGATGCGGCCAACGATATCGCAGCTACCGCCCGCTGCTATTGGGCAATGACAAAGGAGGTCGCCACTGTATGAGCACAATTTATAACCAGGTCATGCAGATCGCTGAAAAGCTGCGGGCTGAAAAAGACAAAAGCACGTTTTGGGAAGATTACAAGGCCAAGCGCATTGATCCCATTGTCCAAAAATTGCAGGCAATTGAAAAGGCTTCGCGGCCCAAACATGGCTTTGGGGGTGCGTTCGCGTGAGCATAAGCATTGATGATTCAATAGCCAGAGATTTTGGCCTGGAATCAGCCTACATTGTCGGCGTAATCCGCAAAAGCGCAGCAGCTAAAGCCCTGCATCCTGAGAAGTATGAAGACCACTTCCACGGTGGTTTTTATTGGATGTTTGCCACCTACAAAGAGTGGTCTGAGAAATACCCGTTTCTGGGTAGCGAAAAATCAGTACAGCGCAGATTGACTGAGTTGGTTGAAGCGGGAGTATTGGCCCAGGGTCGTTTTAACCGTAAAAAATACGACAAAACGAACTGGTACAGACTCAATGATAAGTCACCTTATTTTTCAGCAAATTCAGACAAAAAGCGTCTGGACAAAAAAGACAAAGCGACTGGTCAAAATAATCAAAGCGACTGGTCAAAAAAGGAAAAGCGTCTGGTCAATTTGTCTAAAGCGACTGGTCAATTTGACCACACCTATACCTGTATTCATCTTACTGATTCATCAACCATAGATCATCAATCAGATCTCCCCGCTGCGCGTGCTGATGATTTTGAAGAATCTGTTCAAGAACCAAGACGGATCAGTGTGCCCAGAAACCAACGCGATTTTGAAGAGCCCTTGCACCCCGAGCCCGAGCCCAAAGAGTTGACGCCGATCCAGCAAATGGTTGCCGAATTGGTCAATCTCGGAGTTGACCAGATAACCGCTGATGCTTTGGTCATAAACCACAAAGACGCGGTTAGAAGCCAACTAGATTGGCTTCCTCACCGCAATGCTCAAATACCAGCCAAGTACATTGTCAAAGCGATTCGCGAGAACTACGCAGCCCCCAAGGCTTTGCTTGAACAGCAGGCAGAAACGGGGCGCAAAGAGGCAGCGATCGCAGAGGCTGACAAGCAAGCCAAAGAACTCAAAGAGCGCGATCAGCGGGCCAAAGCAGAGCGCGAAGACCCAGAGGCCCAGGCCAAGGCTCGGGCAGCAATTGAAGAGATTAAACGCTTGAAAGGCAGGGGCGCCGCATGAGTTTTCAGCAAATCCAAATTCAGGCGATGCGAGCGCCGATGATTGTCCCTCGCGACATGGCTGCCTACAATTGCCGGTTTTGCCTTGATAGCCAATTTCTCTTCGTTATGCCTGAGTGGTTCAATTCGGGCCTGCCCCAAAAGTTTGATCCCAATCAAATCATCAGCTGCTTGGCGCCAAGTTTTGGCAATCGAGCAATACCCTGCGATTGCCATCCATCGGCAAGCAAGACATTTAGCCAGTTCTTTGGGCGGGCCGTGTTTGCAACGGCTTACGGTAAGGCCCTGGTATCTATTCGCGAATCAAAACCAACGGAGAAAAAATAATGATTTATTACATCGGCAACCGAGAGATGGACATGGTTAAGATCGGCTATTCGCGTGATGAATACACCATAAAAACCAGAATCAAACAGATTCAAACCTACTGCCCCTTTCATGTTGAGGTTATCAAAATTGTTCCTGGCAATTTTGATGACGAACAAGCACTTCATAAAAAGTTTTCAAAGTTTAAAACAAATCACAAAAACGAAAGAAACGAATGGTTTGTTTTGTCTGAAATTGAAAAAAACGAAGTAAGCATAGATCTTGACGAGGCAAGAACAAGTCTTTATAAAAATTTGCTTTATCTAAGGCAATTACAGCCAGAATTGTTTTCTTTTTTTTATATTATTCAAGACATGATACAGGTTGATTTTGACTATTGGATAAACGCTTCTGATAAAAATAGCGATAAATTAGAAGTCATTAAAATTAATTCATACATGATCAACTCGTTGATAGACAATCTTTACGAGCTTTCTTCCACGGCAACAAGATCTGATAAGAATTTACCAGAATTATCTCTTCATCAATTATCTTCAAAATATTTTAGAGCAATATCAAACACAAAAAGTGATATTCAGGATTTTGTTTATGAAGCAATTCGTAAAGATGAGAATGAATGCGAAGAAAACATTTGTTGTTTGTGCGAATCAAAAGAAAAAAATCAAGACCAATTAACTGTCTCTCAAGCTATTGAAAGTGTTGGGATGAACTGACATGAGCGAACTCCTTTCAATCCAACTCGACGAAGGCCACCTCCTGATCCCCCTGCACCTGGTCGCCGATCACCGGGCCAATGTGCAAGCAGAGAAAGACGGGCAAAAGCCTCACTCTCGACTCTGGGAACGGATGCAGGCCGAAGCCATGGCACACCCGCGCATCGCTGCCGAGTGGTTGCTGAACCATCTCGACATTGACGAGATAGCGGATCAGGTTCGCTTTATCCCCAACCACCGGTTTATCGGCTGCCTGTTTGACGGGTTTCATTCACCAGAGCAGGTGAGCGTGACAAATGCGCGGGAGGTGCAGCGTGCAGGCTACTGAGCGCCGCCCACAGCAAAGCATCATCCTGCTCTCGGTCTATCAGATCGCTCTGATTGAAGCCCGAGTGAAGCGCACCGATTCCCAGGCCAAATATTTTCAGCAGACACAAAAGCGCAAAAGTTAATTTTAGGTTAAACATTTAGGGCCAAAAATGGACTTTTGAGCGCTCGGCGTGCTCTTATAAGTGTGACCCGCGTCATTGACCACCCAGTGACGCGGGTTTCGGCTTTTTATTTATCTACAATAATACGCAACATTGTAGATGTACATAAATTAACGTAAATATGGTGATTTTGTGACAAAAATAACTGAAATTTGTTTGGTTGAAAAATGGGCCTGATACATCCCCAAAGCACTGAAGATTCTCACGCAATCTTGGCAGACCTCAAGCATCAGAGCATTGAAAAACTCGAAACTCAAACTCAGAGATTGACCTCTATTATCAAAGCCCTGCGCGAGCAATGCACAAAAGCCACAGAGCGCGCAGACCAGGCCGAGTATATGCTCAAAGCTGCGGGCCTATCGGACATTAACAACTACATGACCCAGCTCAAAGAGCAGGCGGCCCTGATTGAGCACAAAGACCAGCACATTCGAACCCAAGCGGTTGAGATTGTCTCTCTGCGCAGGCAGTTAAACGACCTCAAGGCCGGGAGAAATGTGGCGCAGGAATGGCACGACGAGCCTGGGGATAAGCGGGAGGATTTGCCGTGAACGACCCGCAGGGCATTAACTCATTTTGGGTACAGGCTCGCGCAGAATGGGAGAGCGAGCGCACGGCATTGGTCAACGAGAACGCGAGGCTGAAAGCGGCTCTTGAGGCGATTATAACCTTTGCTGAAATGCAGAATTTTATAAGCCACGCCCTTTCGCTGGTAAAGAGCACGGCTGAAAAGGCTTTGAAGGGCAGGTATGGTCTGTGAGCGTTGAAATGTTTGGAGAAAAAGAACCAGGCCTAAACGGTCCCCAGCTCCGCCAACTTCGCCGCTCTTTCGGCATGTCTGCCAAAGCATTCGCTAAAGCGGCTGGCTATGAGTACGGTTATTACCGCGCAATAGAAGCCAGGGAGCAGGAAGTGAACCGCTCTATCAAGATGAGTTTCAAGCGAATTTTACTGGAACATTCAAACAATCAAGCACGGGTGCTTGAAAGTTGGGACCCCGGCATATCAAAACTTGACATAAGAGGGAAAATTGATGGTAACGTTAGATTATCGCGTAAAGGTGTCTAAAAGAACAGTGAACCGAAAACCCCGACTTCAAAACCTGTCGGACAAGGTTTCCGCTGCACTTAAACTTCTCAAAAACCCCATCCCCCCTCGCCCTGTTCCAGTCATAGACGAATCGGAACTCCGGCACATTCTCACAACATTTTTTAATACCCCCCGCTCTGTTCTCAATTCAGAAGAGAGTCTGGGGGATTTAAAAGCAATCAGCCGAGAGGCCTCCCGGTCTGTTCGCGCTCGCCCCAACCCGACGACTGGGAAAACTCTCTCTGATTTGCTGACCTGGGCAGAGCTGGAAACAATTTTACGCAAATTCGACGAGCGATCGCTCTGCATTATCGCTCTGACATGTGGCCGCCCAATCTGGTCAGTTGATGACATTGAGCGTTCTCTGATTCGGATTGAAGAAGAAAATGGTTACGTATTCTGGCAGCATTATCCGGGCGCATTCACAGAAGAAGAGTGCGAGATGAATCGCGAAAAAATTGCTTCATTCAGAATTGTCCGCGAAAAAATAGACGGGCGCTGGCGAATTGCCGAATCTGAAAAGACCCCTGTTTTTAATGAGTTGAAACAGGCCTTGGGGCCACATCTCGAAAACAAACCCAATATTCAAAGGATTTAAAAATGGCAAAGCTAAAATCTGAAATCACCAATGATGCGCCAGAGCAACAGGCACCAGCCAAAAAGAAGCATAACAATATTGACCCTCAAGACCTCAAGCACCAATACAACCTGCTCGAAGCCGCGCTCTTCAACAAAGACGACAAAGGCAAACTCAAGCTCAAAAGCGGTGGGGTTGTCGCCCAAAATCAGGCTGGGATTGACGAGTTTAAAGCAGGCGTTGATGCCTATTTTGCTGTAATGCAAATCGCTGATCCCAGCTCTCGCTGGATTGGAATTTTGCAGCGCTGCCTGGATACGCTCTCGAACCTCAAAGACAAGCAACAAGCTGAATGAGCCAGCTCCAAAGGCTTTCGGATTTGCTCGATTCTTCATCTCCTATTCTTGTGCATATCCACGGTGAAGAAATTGAAGAGGCGCAAAACGAGACAGAATCAGAATCAGAAGGCTCTGATTCGGAGCGAGAAATTTTGACATAGGATTTTGACAATGGCTAAACGCGGGCCAAAGCGCAATAAACATCAGAAGGCCCGCAACATTGAGCAAGAATCAAAACTCAGGGCCGAAGGTAAGCCGCTCAGAGAAATCGCTGAAACGGTTGGCGTTTCTCATGAGCAGGTGCGTCTCGACCTCAAATACATTGACAAGCGCCTGATTGAAGCCGCTGCCAAAGACCTCGAAAAGGCCAAAGCTGAGAACCTGGCCAAGCTGCGTTTCGCCCAAGCGGAAGTGCTCGAAGCATGGAAGCTGAGTCTTGAAGATGCCGAAAAGGTCACGGTTAAGCACTCAAGAGCCAAGCTGGATGATGAAGATGATTATTGCGATGACCCTGGCATTCAGGTTGAGACGACCAGAGTAACCGAAGGACAGAGCGGCAACCCTGGCCATCTCAGAAACTATATCCGCGCTCTCGAAGCCGAGGCCAAATTGCTCGGACTCTATGAGATGGGTACCGGCAAAGGTGACGAAGCGGCTCAAAGATTGATTGAGCTGCATGAACAATTAGAACTCGCTCGGAAGCAATATGATTCCCAAGAAACTTCTGGTACCCAGTCGTGAACAGTGGGAGTTTCTGGTTAAAAGCACTGCTCGGCAAAACTGGGCTCACGGCCCGGTTCGCTCAGGCAAAAACCATGTAATCAATATCAGATTTGCCGAAGCCCTGGGGACTGCTCCATTCGGCAACGAAGACAGCGACGTGTATTTTGGCGGCAAGACCAAAGACACTGTTGAGCGCATTTTTCTGCGCGACTTGTTTAAGTGGGTGGGTGAAGGAAACTACACCTATAACCGGAACAAGGGCAAGGGGACCATATCCCTGCTCTGGAAAAACACCAAGACCCGTTTCACTCGCGAGTTTTACAGTTTCGGATACTCCGATGCAGATAGTCACGAAGCAATATCCGGGGCGACACTGGGCCTGGCGTATCTGACCGAAGGCATTTTCTGCCATGAAGATTTTCACCGCCAGCTGGTTGCCCGTCTCTCGATAGACGAGGGGCCCAACGCTCACTCGATGCTGTTTGGCGATACCAACCCAGCGGGCCCGGCTCACTGGCTTTGGAAAAAGGTTATCAATAACCCGGATTTGCTCAACTCGGGCGACCTGCGCGCCTTTCTGTTTAACTTTTATTCAAACCCATCACTGACCGAATCCTACCGCGAGATGTTGCGGCGCCAGTATGGGCCCGGCTCGCTCTGGTACCTGCGTCTCATCGAGGGGCTGTGGGTGATGGCCGAGGGCGTGATTTACGGCTCGGTATTCAATCCAGAGCGAAACACCTGCCAACCCGAAGACCTGCCAACCGAGTGGGATGAGCTGTGGTGCGCGATTGACTACGGCACGACAAACCCTTTTGTTTGCGGGCTCTGGGGCACAGCTCAGGGCAAAGATTGGCTGATTGACAGTTACGACCACGAAGGCGGGACCCAGGGTGATAAAACAAACGCTCAGTACCTGGCTGATATTACTGAATTTCTCACTCAGTACAGCCGGTTTTATGAAAAGCCCATCACGTCGCTCTACATCGACCCCAGCGCTGCGAGCTTCAAAGCAGAGCTGAGCGATTGGCGCACTGATGACAGGACTCACGATAGTTGGCGAAAGCTGGGAATCACGGTTGTAGACGCCGAAAACGAAGTGCTGGAAGGCATTAAAACAGTTCATGGGAAGTTGCACCGAGGCGAGATTGTGGCCTGTGCCGGTGGCAGAAATAAGCGCTGGCATAACGAAGTCGGGGTATATGCCTGGTGCCCCAAAGCCGCCGCTCGCGGAGAAGATGCCCCAATTAAAAAAGAAGACCACTCACTCGACCAAACCCGCTACGGCATTCACACCAGAGCAATAAAATTAGACCCCTTCGCGGGATGGAGATAAATGAAACTGCCATTCATTAAAAAGCGCACGGCTCCCCAGCCGCTGCCCGGAACAGAGCGCCCCATGGTTGGCTCTGGATGGGGCATGTTTGCAGCGCTGCGCGATGGGCTCAAAGAGACTCTTTCAGGCCTCGGAGGCAACTCCGACCGGCTGAAATTGACCAAGTTTGAACCACCTGAGCAGGTAACCCAGCAAGAGGTTGAATGGGCCGTCGAGTTTGATGGAGTGCTTGAACGCTTTGTCTGCAAGCCTGTTGAGGATGCGCTGGCCGAGGGAATAGATTTCGAATATCTCTCGGAAGATGAGGAAGATTTTGCTGAGCAGTATCTGAATGAAATCGGATTCTGGAAAGCGATAGAAAAAGCCCTTGTTACCAAACGCATGAACCACGGGTCCATGATTTGGATAGACACGGGGGCCATCAATAATGAAAAGCCCCTTGGTCCAAACGAGTGCTTAAGGCCGTTCCGATTGGTTGTGCTCGACTCTGATTCCATTTATGCAGACACCTACAACCTGCACTCTGAACCCGAGTTCTGGTGCGTCGGCTCTGCTGAGCTTAAAAACGTTCGCAGGATTCACAAAAGTCGGGTGCTGCTCTTTAATGGGCGGTTTATTTCTGACCGTCACCGCCAGCGCAATCGTGGCTGGGGTGGCCGTGAAGTAGACAAAATCTGGGAAGCCTGGGTAAGCTGGCGCCTCACATTCCTGATGCCCCCAAACATTGCTATGACCTTTGAAGAGGGCATCTATGGCATGGAGGGGCTGAATCAGAAAATGACCACGCCAGCTGGGCGTGAGCTGATTCGCAACAAAGTATTTGACCTCGAATCAATCCGCGGATTTCTGCGCAAACGCATTATTGATGCGACAGAGAAGTTTGAGCGCCAAGGGGCTCCGGTCTCTGGCCTCGATGGTATTATGGACCGCTCAGAGAATTTCTTTGTGGCTCAAACTGGCTTTCCCCGCTCCGTTCTGTTTGGCGGCTCTAAAGGCTCCAATCTGAATGGAGACAATAAAGGTGAAGAAGGCCAGCAGCTTTATCAAGCGCTGGTGCGAGGCATTCAGCATAAAGACCTCAAGCAGAATTTACAGTATTTCTTTGCCTGGATTCGCCCAGCTTTGCAGACGCGATACAGAAAGCCATTTGAAAACATGGGTTTCTGCTTCGAGCTTGCAGACACCGAGACGAAGGCTCAGCGGGCAGAGCGTCAGTTCAAAGAGGCGCAGCGTGACCAGGTTTATTTGAACCCCGCAAATCCCATAATTGACCGTGAAGAGCTGAGAAACGACCTGGCCAAACGCGGCACATATTTGCTGGATATGCAGCCGGTGCCAGAAATAAGCCCAGAGGACTTGGGCGATGGCGAAGAAGAATAATTTTAACCCTGTCTATCCCGAAGGCTCAATCAAAGAGTATCGGGCACTTTTGCTTAAAGCGGTGCGCAGGTGGCAAAAAGAAGCGTTAAAACTTATAAAAGCTGCGCTGTCTCAACTTCAAGATGATGCAATCAGCAGCTTAATGTCTCGCTTGCGCGCTTTGTGGGACTCTCAGATAAGCGAGATTAAGTCTGAAATATCAGCCGTGTTTGAGCGCTTAAACGAGCGCCAGCGGGCCTGGTGGGTGATGGCTCTGGAGTCCGCCACTGGCATGACTGCAGCCTTGTTTCTGAGTCTGATGCGAGAGACCTGGCTTGCTGAAGAGCATCGCACGCGGGTTGAAAACAACACTTTGATAGTTGATTCTATTGGTCTGGCCGCAATACTGGCCATTGATGCAATCCTCCGGCAAGGCTTCCGCTCTGGCCTGGAATTGAAAGTTATTTTGATTCAGATACGACCTGTTTTCGAGCGAATGGATAAATCAGCTGAATACAGGGCGCGGAATGAAATCGAAGACCATAATGCTGCACTCAATCAGCAGCGCCAGCAAGAGGCCAATGTGGGTGGATATACCTGGCTCGAAACAGTCAGCTTTAACCCTCGCAAGCACCACCTAAAGCGGGTGGGCAGGCACTATCTTTGGAGCGAGCCTCCAGAAGACGGCCATCCCGGCACTCAACCGAACTGCAAGTGCGGGGCAAAGCCGGATTGGCCCCAAACAGTTTACGGAATCCCAGTAATAAACAGGTAAAAAATGCTTATCGAAATCCGCGACGTTCGGTTAACCGCCGAAGGCCGCTTAAAAGGCCGTGCCCGCGTCACTGGTGTGGGCGTGCTCGATTATACCGAGCTTTACGGTGCTTGGGTCTATCGGCCCGAAGAGGAAGTGTTTAAGCCTGAATCAATGGAGAGCCTTAAAGGTATCCCCATCACCTACGGGCACCCGCCGACCAACCTGACAGCTGAGACCGACCGTAACCACACCATCGGATATACCGGCGACATCATCGAGCGTGATGGTGACAGCCTGATTGTCAATTTCACCATTATCGAGGCCTGGGCAGTCAAAGAAATTCTCTGGCTCATTCAACAGGGCCAGCGCATACAGTTTTCTGTCGGAGCTTGGGCCCTGCCCGAGCAATCAACCGGCGAATACAACGGGGTGCCGTACCAGATTATCTGGCGCTCAATCATTTATAACCACCTGGCTCTGCTTATGACAGACCAAGGGCGGTACCCAAACACTGAAATAATCACGGATTCTAAAGCCGCTGGGCGCTGGATGCTCGTCATGGACGGGTTTCTATCGGCAGTGGACTCAAATATAACGGAGGTTCAAACCGTGAAAATTACCCTTCCCAGCGGCTTTGTTGTCGAAATTACCGACGCTGAGGCTGCGACCGAATTGCAAAAGCTGGTTGGCGACCATAAACAATTGGTCCAAGACCATGCGGGCGTAGTTGGCCAGTTTACCCAAGCCCAAAAAGACCTGAGCGCCACAAAGGCCCAGGTCATGGATTCAGACCGATTTAACAAAGCTGTTTCTGGCCGCGTTGAATTGGCTCTCGAAGCTCAACCTCTCATGGATGGCCTGGATATTCAAGCCGTGGCTGTCATGGATGAAACCGCTATTTATGAAGCTGTTTTGCTCAAAAATGGCCATACCCAGGCTGAACTGGAAGCCAGCAAAGTCGCGCTCAAAGACGCCTACCCCGTTTATTTGCGTGGTGCGTATAGCCAAGTAGGCAAAGCTCTGGGCAACCAAGAGTCCTCTGAAGTGCTCGACCTGGCAAGCCAAACCAATACCCAGACCCGCAGCAATCAAGGCGAAGTCATCGTGACCGACGCTTTTGAAGCTGCCAAAAACAAAGCGAAAGCAGGGAAATAAGACATGCAGACCCAAGTTCTTCAGTCCAATTACAAGTACACCGCTGGCCAGTGCTACAAGCGCAGCCCGCTCAATGATGATTTGATGCCTTTGGAAAACATGGGCTTTGGCCTGGGTGTTGTGCGCTCTCAAGTGAGCAGCAACTCATGCCGCCTGCCCAATATGAACAGCTTTGTTATTACAATCAGCGCTGACATGGTTGCAGGAGATATTCTGACTGGTGTTCTGAAATTTATCAGCCCAGACGGAGCCACCAGCACAGTAACAATCAACGAAACCTATGCCACAAATCATTTGACGACCGTAACTCAGGTTAAAAACGACCTGGAAGCCATTTCCGGTGTGACCTGCACATTGTCAGGCTCAAACCGCGTTCTGACCATTGTGGCCGCCGCTGATAAACGCATTCAAGTGGCAACCGCTATCGGCATGACCAATGGTGGTGCTGGTACTGCAGTTATCACCAGCCAGGTCAAAGGTACCACCGATACCATCCGCGGAGTAACCAGCCGTGACCCCAATGCCCCCGCGGTTTTGGACTACACCTATACCGAGCCTTATCACAAAGCCAAGCACAAACTGGTCGGCGTGACCTTCCAGGGCGACCCTGCTGTTCCCGTGGCGGGCACCCCTGCAGCTGGCGGTTCTGTTTATTGCCTGCTCGAAGACTACACCGATACTGGCAGCGTTTTGAACCCTCGCGGCTCATTCCGCACCAACACCGACAGCGCAGCCGCCCCGGTTGTTCTGGTAAGTGACACCGAATTTGCTGACGAAAAAGACAACGGGCTTGCTCCGCTGTCCATGAACAAAGTTTAGGAGTAAGACCCAATGAACAAGGTTTTTGTACAAGACAGCACCGGGCATAAAACACCTGCAAGCTGGTATATCCCTCCCCAGGCCTTAGAGGTCATGGACACAAACAGCACTCGTTTGCTGCTGAGCGAAGTCACCAAATTGGAGGCCGCTTTTGCAGAGTATCAAATGCGTGGGACCAGTTTCCGCGAGCTGTTTGTGGTTGAACCCATTGAATCCGGTGTCGATTATGTCGGTTACAAACAGAAGTTGAAAACCGGCAAAGCGGAGTTTATCTCTCGCAATGCAACCAGCTTCCCGACTGTATCAACCGGCATGAAGCCCTACATGAAGCCCGTCATTCCCATCGGTGTCGCGTACACTATCAACCTGTTTGAAGAGCGCGCGCTGAATCGTTGGGGAATGAGTGTTGAGCAAGATGGTCCCGAAGATTGCGCTCAATACATTGACCAAAAGCTGGATGAAGGCGCTCACGCTGGTGGGAAAGACCCAGACGGCCTGGAAATCGAAGGCGCTTTTGACTGGATGAACGGCGGGGGCTCTTACGCAACCGGCGGAACTTCATTCTACGAAGTGACTTTGGGCACCGGCGTCTCTGGCAATACCTGGGCAGCCAAAACCGGCGCTGAAATTTATGCCGACATTGCCGCTGGCATTATGGCAATTTATCGCAACTCTCAAAAGAACTGCGTCTGCAAAGTTGTCGCCATGGGTATGGATGCCTATTACGAATTCAGCCGCAAGCTGATTACCGATGCAGGCGGCGCAACCGTCAAGCTTGAACCGGTTGTTCGCGCAGCATTCCCAGACGTTAAATTTGTGATTGACCCCTGGCTTGATGCCATCACTCACACAAAAGGCGCTGGCGGTGGAACCAATAACGAAACCTGGAACGGTTCAGCCGGTTCTGGTGCCGTTCTGTTTCTCGACAATGACCGTCGCAACATGATTTACCGTGCCAATGAGCGAGAAATCCTGCGCCCCTACGAGTACAGTGGCTTCAACACCAAGGTCAACACCTTCGGTCTTACCGCTGGTCTCCAAGTAAAACGCACCTATGCGGGCGCTTACATGAAAGGGGTTAGCTAACCATGGCTTACACAGCAATCAAAGAAGTCGAGGGCCTTTCAGAAAAACTGGAATCCCTCGAAACTTTAGTGCGCGATTTGCAAGCTGAAGTTGCAGAACTCAAAGCCAAGGCTGAGCCCAAAGCGAAAGCCAAGGCTCAGGCTGAAAAGGAATAGACCATGCCAACTGCGCTGAGTTATATCAAGTCTTTTAATAATGCGACGCTGCAGGCAATGAGCGATTTAGCTTTGCAAGCAGCGATTGATATTGCAATGCTTGATATTCACAGCGCAACCTATGGCACCACAGCGGATATTGCAGCGGCCAATTTGGCTGCTCACAATATTCTGATTGAAACCTCGACATCCGCAGCCAGTTCAGGGGGCGCCCTGGCTGGCGCGGTGCTTGAGAAAGAATTAGACGGTGCTCGAATCAAATACGCGGCCCCAAGCGGTGGCAGCTCTGGTTCTTCTGGCAGCTCAGACCCGCTGGAAAGCACCATTTACGGCAAGCGCTTCAAGCAGTACCGAGACAACGTTTCGATTGGTACGTTTTCGACCGGCTCCAGCTTCTGATGGTCCAAGAGATTGACCGAGGCTGGAACGACTATGCTCGGGCCATGGCCAAACTCGATGGTTTAGAGATTGTCGGCGGGCTCTTTGGTGAGCAGGCTGAAATCGGCCTTTATAACGAGAAGGGTACCGACCGGATACCGGCCCGGCCTTTCATGAAAATAACGGCCAAGCGTGTCATGCCAAAACTGAAGCGCAAATCTGGCCCCATGGTTCAGGCGGTCAAAGCCTATCTGAACTCGAGTGGAGACACGACAAAGCTCTATAGTCTTGGGGCCTGGCTGGCTGTCGAAATTCAGAAGACCATTGAAAGCAATGTTCAGCCGCCAAACGCTGAGAGCACGCTCAAACGCAAGCGCCTGCGCTCGACCAAGACCCTGGTTGATTACGGGAATATGCTTCGAGCAGTAACATTTAGAGTGAGAGAAAAACAATGACCGCGCCATTTTTAGAGCCCATGACGGTTTATGATGTTGTGCAGGTCAAAGATGGGCCCAACATCACGGTTGGCGAAACCGAGCGCGAAATCCTTGGCTGTATTCGACCCTACAAATCGAACGGGCAGCAAGCAGACCAAGTGCTGGTTGAATCGCTTGGAGTCAACTCAATCAGCGGCCTGGTTAATCTCTACTCTCACGAAGAGCTTGATGCAGCGGATAAAGCCACGGGGGCAAAAGGCACCCGCTTTTTCTGGAATGGCCTCAAGTATGAAGTTGGAACAATCCAGCGCAGCATAGCCCCAGGCCTCGAAGACCTGGCGCATTACAAAAACACATCGTTCGTGCTCGATGAGAAGTCCACGAATTACGAACCCCCGCCAGAGGAAGCACCGTGACAACCAGAGCTGAAGAGATTAAATGGGCTCTTTATAACTGGCTGGTGGCAGAGTCTGGTGTGGATGAAGATAATATTCTCGCGGCTTACCAGAACTCGACGGAAGCCCAGGGCAAGACCATCACCTTCGTGCCGGTCATGACATCCGACCAGGTTGGTGTCTTTGCTGAGCGCGCTTGGAATAGAGATACGGGGACTCTGGCCAGAATTTATCACTTTGAAACAGAGGGCTCGGTAAGTGTAGCTGGGCCCAATGCCATGACCATAATCACGACCCTGAAAAAAAGTCTCGATAAAGATTCGGTTGTTGCCTCCTTTTGGGAGCCCGACCCAGGCGAAAAACACACGGGCGGCATAGGTGTCATGGCTGGCTCCATCACCTATCTTCCCCAGCGAAACGGCTTGTCTTACAGAGACACGGCCCAAATGGACCTTAAAATTTGTTTGAGTGAAACCGACCACGATGAATTGCTCTCGATTACCGCGGCAACATTGCAGGTCACGCCCTCAAACGACACCCCTCTAACCATACCAATAGAGCCTTAGTTTTATTAAATCCGAGCTCCCATCAGGGGGCTTTTTTTATTGGCAAAAAATAAAAATCCCGATAGGAGTCATCCATGCCGAGCGTAGACGAAATTATCCCGGTTACAATCACCGAGAACTCAGGGCCTGAAAACCTGGCCTCTTTTGATTATCTGGCCATCATTACCGATGACGCCCCAAACGCTTCGTTTGGCGCTTCAAATCGAGCAAAGAAATATGCTTTAAGCCTGACTGGGCTGGCTCTTGTCGGGACCGATTTCGGTCCCAGCTCTGACACGTATAACGCGGTTCAGGATGCGCTCAATCAAGAGCAGCACCCCGAATATATCTTCATCATCAAACGCACTGCAGCTGTTGCCCAGGAGCAGACTCTAACTTTCAGTGGTAACGTTCTTGCAGGGCAAACCATTGTGGGCACTGTGAATGGTGTGGCAATCTCTGTTCCGTTTGACACAGATATGGCCGGAACCATGAGCGACCTCGACACGGCCATCTCAGCAGTTCCGGGTGTGGCCTCGGCAAGCGTTAGCGGCCTGGCTCTGACAATCGTTGCAACTGCTGAATACAAGCTGAGCATTGGCACGTTTACCGTGACTGGCTCCGGCACACTTCCGACCGTGACAAAAGCCGTTTCGGTGGCTGGCCGCATTATCTCTGATGACATTGCCGCAGCCATTGCCGAAGAAGATACCTTCGAGTGGTTTGCTCTTTGCCCGCTGACCACCAATCACGGAGCTTTGCTGGCAGCTGCTGAATACATGCAGGGAGCCCGCTTGCAGCTCTATGTTCAGAGCAGTGAATCTGGCATCAAAACCAGCGGTTCGATTACGGATATCGCCTATAAAATCGACAACCTGGAATACTCGAACACCACTGGCTGCTATAACGCAGACACCGCCGAGTTCATGCATGTGGCTCTAGCCAGCTTGCTTCTCGGCACGGATACCGGTGGCGTCCAGTCCGGCAACAGAACATTGACCGGCATCACCCCCAACTCTTTGACCGCAGACGAAGCCTCTCAAATCGAAGGTCGCAACTGGAACCACTACCGCAAATATGCTGGAGCCGGTCGACTGCGCAAAGGTGTGCGCTGCGGCGATGGTAAGCCGTCTGAATCGGTGCGCTCCAAATACTACTGGGCGAATGAGCTGCAGACTGCGGCATGGAATTACTTAACTGAAAGCCTTAAGCCCCCCGCCAATGTTGGTGGCCGTTTAGCGATGGAGTCTCAGCTTCAGGGAGTAAACAACCGAATGGTTGAAGAATATGTGCTTGATACGCCCGTCAACTCAGACCCGGAATCTAGCAATAAAGTCACGGTCTCCGCTGGCTCAGACCCAACCGAACCAATCATTGTGGCCCGAGGCAGAATCCTGCACGGCATGATTGGCGCTCAACTCCAAATCTATACAGAGGTGTAACCCATGGCTATTTTTGAAACTCCCCCGGTCTCATACACGCATTATCTGAAAGATATTGTCATAGATGTCGTCCCTTCAATTTTGTCTGGAGTTGCCCCTTTTACACTTGGGGGGAGCATTGCCCAGTTTGGAGCTGGAGGCAAAGATGAGTTAATTAACTATAAGCGCACCGAAGATGTAGTTAAACTCTTTGCAGACGCCTCTGGCAATCCGCATTTCAGCATTGACCCCCGCCAAACCGGTGAGATTGAACTCTCTACCATTCAAACAAACCCCATGAACCAAAAGTTTCAGAGCCTTCTTTCGCTCAATACACTTTTGAATTCTGCCCCCAATACTGGTGGGATGTTTAATCTGACCGCTCGGTATGTATCCCAAATCGGCACCCCGTTTCTAATTGCTCGCTATTGCCGCATCAAAGGGCAGCCGGAAAGCAAAAAGGCTATTGAGGCGGACGAGCTGAAATGGTCTATTTTGGTTGGGATATTGATAGCGAATGAAAACGGGTTAAACGCTGATGCAATCATCTAACACCCCTACTCCCGCCAAGGCTGAAAAGGTGCAGCGCGAGCTTTTAAACG